CGATGTTATTCAGCGATCTGTTCAAATGTTATTACCCGATCTCGAGGAAGTTATTGAGTGATCTCCATTTCATGAAAATACGCACCAGTGACAGCTTTCAGTTTATTCTCCACGAGAAAAAGAGAGCGGAAAGCGGTAAAAACGCCGGTCAGGAGTGGCTGGCGGTGGTTGGTTATTACCCGAAATTAAGCCAGCTCGTTTCCGGCCTGATGCATCACGATATTCTGACCGGAAGCGCAAAGTCTTTTGCTGATTTAAACGCGCAGGTTGAGCAACTCAGCAAGCGTTGTTCAGAGGCTTTTGGCTCATATGGCCGTTAAAGCCTCCGGGCGTTTTGTCCCTCCGTCAGCATTTGCCGCAGGCACCGGTAAGGCGTTTACCGGTGCTTATGCATGGAACGCGCCACGCGAGGCTGTCGGGCGCGAAAGACCCCTTACACGTGACGAGATGCGTCAGGTGCAAGGTGTTTTATCCACGATTAACCGCCTGCCTTACTTTTTGCGCTCGCTGTTTACTTCACGCTATGACTACATCCGGCGCAATAAAAGCCCGGTGCACGGGTTTTATTTTCTCACATCCACTTTTCAGCGTCGTTTATGGCCGCGCATTGAGCGTGTGAATCAGCGCCATGAAATGAACACCGACGCGTCGTTACTGTTTCTGGCAGAGCGTGACCACTATGCGCGCCTGCCGGGAATGAATGACAAGGAGCTGAAAAAATTTGCCGCCCGTATCTCATCGCAGCTTTTCATGATGTATGAGGAACTCAGCGATGCCTGGGTGGATGCGCATGGCGAGAAAGAATCGCTGTTTACGGATGAGGCGCAGGCTCACCTGTATGGTCATGTTGCTGGCGCTGCACGAGCTTTCAATATTTCCCCTCTCTACTGGAAAAAATACCGTAAAGGGCAGATGACCACGAGGCAGGCATATTCTGCCATTGCCCGTCTGTTTAACGATGAGTGGTGGACTCATCAGCTCAAAGGCCAGCGTATGCGCTGGCATGAAGCGTTACTGATAGCTGTCGGGGAGGTCAATAAAGACCGTTCTCCTTATGCCAGTAAACACGCCATTCGTGATGTGCGTGCGCGTCGCCAGGCAAATCTGGAATTTCTTAAATCGTGTGACCTTGAAAACAGGGAAACCGGCGAGCGCATCGACCTTATCAGTAAGGTGATGGGCAGTATTTCTAATCCTGAAATTCGCCGGATGGAGCTGATGAACACCATTGCCGGTATTGAGCGTTACGCCGCCGCAGAGGGTGATGTGGGGATGTTTATCACGCTGACCGCGCCGTCAAAGTATCACCCGACACGTCAGGTCAGAAAAGGCGAAAGTAAAACCGTTCAGCTTAATCACGGCTGGAACGATGAGGCATTTAATCCAAAGGATGCGCAGCGTTATCTCTGCCGCATCTGGAGCCTGATGCGCACGGCATTCAAGGATAATGATTTACAGGTCTACGGTTTGCGTGTCGTCGAGCCACACCACGACGGAACGCCGCACTGGCATATGATGCTTTTTTGTAATCCACGCCAGCGTAACCAGATTATCGAAATCATGCGTCGCTACGCGCTCAAAGAGGATGGAGACGAAAGAGGAGCTGCGCGAAACCGTTTTCAGGCAAAACACCTTAACCGGGGCGGTGCTGCGGGATATATCGCGAAATACATTTCAAAAAACATCGACGGCTATGCACTGGATGGTCAGCTCGATAACGACACCGGCAGGCCGCTGAAAGACACTGCAGCGGCTGTTACCGCATGGGCGTCAACGTGGCGCATCCCGCAATTTAAAACGGTTGGCCTGCCGACAATGGGGGCTTACCGTGAACTACGCAAATTGCCGCGCGGCGTCAGCATTGCTGATGAGTTTGACGAGCGCGTCGAGGCTGCACGCGCCGCCGCAGACAGTGGTGATTTTGCGTTGTATATCAGCGCGCAGGGCGGGGCAAATGTCCCGCGCGATTGTCAGACTGTCAGGGTCGCCCGTAGCCCGTCGGATGACGTTAACGAATACGAGGAAGAGGTCGAGAGAGTGGTCGGCATTTACGCGCCGCATCTCGGCGCGCGTCATATTCATATCACCAGAACGACGGACTGGCGCATTGTGCCGAAAGTTCCGGTCGTTGAGCCTTTGACTTTAAAAAGCGGCATCGCCGCGCCTCGGAGTCCTGTCAATAACTGTGGAAAGCTCACCGGTGGTGATACTTCGTTACCGGCTCCCACACCTTCTGAACATGCCGCAGCCGTGCTTAATCTGGTTGATGACGGTGTTATCGGATGGAATGAGCCAGAGGTCGTGAGGGCGCTCAGAGGTGCATTAAAACACGGACTGAGAACACCAAATCGTCAGCAAAGAAGCGGAAGCCCGTTAAAACCGCATGAAATAGCGCCATCGGCCAGACTGACCCGGTCGGAACGAATGCAAATTACCCGTATCCGCGTTGACCTTGCTCAGAACGGTATCAGGCCGCAGCGATGGGAGCTTGAGGCGCTGGCGCGTGGGGCAACTGTAAATTACGACGGGAGAAGCTTCAGTTATCCTGTTATATGTGATTGGAGAGCGTATGAATTATGAGATTGTGATAAAAAGTAAATAATTAATATAATGCAATTGCTTGACTGTTTTAAAAGGGACAACGTAGTTGTGAACTATATTGTCCCGGGAGTATTAATTTTTAAATATGGATTGTATGTATTCTATAGTGCTATCTTTAGCTCTGATGTCTTTTAAAGTGTTATTTATGAAATCTATTATTCTGTCATTACTTAATAGTGGCGATAACGCATAACATGTTGTTGTGAATGTCATGACGTCACTAAAGCTTAGTGAAACACCTTTTGTCGCAGCGTTCTCAATCGCAAGAGACTCATCAATATCTAAGTTTGTTGCTCTTGGCCCTTTAAGGAAGATAACTTTTGAAATCCCGGATGCAGATGCTTTTGAAACGGCGTGATTAACATCTTGATAATTAAATGGTTTGTCTTTCACTTCTATAGAAAGGAAAACTATATCATCATGATATACATCTATGTCCAGTATCTCTTTTGAGGAGCTACCGGCCTGATTGACGGGATGTGCTTTTATTATCCATCCTCTTTGTTCACCTAATAAATGTAACGAAATTGCGGCAGCAATCGCGCATGTTTCTCCATCACAAGGATGAGATATAATATTATAAATAATCTTATGGAAATCAAAATTAATTGAGTTCGGCGTTATAACTCTATTGGTTCGCTGTAGGGTAAAATATAATGCAATAACAAGCATTTCATAAGCTAAGGTTTGGGTTGTTGCTGCATGTAATATATCAATTGAAAGTTGTTGTAAAACCTTATCATTTCCTCTGCGCACAGGGTTATCAGAGGAGTGGAGCATGTAACGAGCTGGTTTATTTAGAAATGGCTCATTTGATGCGCCTAACTTACCCTCTAAAAATGGGCCTTCTACTTTGCCTACTATTACCGAATGACATAAACTTCTTGCATCATAGGCTCCGTCTACGGGGGCATTAGCTTGTAAAGCCAGAGGGTTTACTCTAGGGTCTGTTGCTTTTGCAAGTAAACCAGTAATAAGTATATATCTGTATGTAAGGTGGGTGCCTAAAATTACATTTTGAATGGAGACCCATTGATTATTTGTTTTGTAATCAGTTAATTTTTTTGCATCGTTGATTGCATTTATAATTACATTATAGGCTTGCTCATGATTTACTAATACTTTCATAGGTGTCCTTTAGTAAGATATCCATTGGTAGACCTAATCGGCTTGCAACCACCTCTAATAATTCAAATAGTTCTAAAGCATCTAATCGCCTTTCAAAGCTTTCGATTTTAGATATATCTGATTGTGATAATCCTAGAAAAATGGCCAATTCTGACTGCGAAAGAGAAGCTTCTTTGCGTAGTTTGGTGAGAAGCTGGACTAGGCACCTGTATCTATGATCATGTATAGTTGGTTGTCGTTTTGCCATGTGGTTTAGAAGGTGATTGATTGTGTGTCGATCCTTACCTATCATTGGTTTTATTCCAAAATCGAATAATTGGTGCTAAAGAAGTGAACAAAATTTCAGCGGTGAGCTTATTTACTGGGGCAGGAGGGATGGATGTCGGTTTCTCTAATGCCGGGTTCCGAACAGTTTGGGCCAATGATATAGATAAGGATGCATGTGATACATTTAAGCTTAATCATGAATCACCTGTTTTTTGTGGTGATATTGATGAGATGCTAAGTGAATTGTCTGGGCTGAAAAATATAGGTTGTGTTTTTGGTGGGCCTCCATGCCAAGGATTTTCTGTGGCAGGGAAAATGGACGCTCATGATCCACGTAGTAAGCTGGTTATGTCATTCATGCGGGCGGTGGATATAATTCAACCAGAATGCTTTGTTATGGAGAATGTTAAGGCTTTAGCACAGTTGTCCAAATTTGAACCAGTTAGGTGTGAACTGTTTAAGATGGCTGAAAAGTCAGGCTATCGTTCAGCCTTGCTGGTGCTGAATTCTAAAGATTTTGGCGTTCCTCAGAATAGGGAACGTATGTTTTTTATAGGGTTTCGTTCCGAAAATGATGTGAAACGAGTTGAGGCAGCGATAAAAAAATACCAATATCTTTCGCCAACAGTTGGTGAGATTATTCGGCCTTTAGGGCGAGCGGGTAATCCAAACAATTCAAGAGTCTGTAATGCAAGGATTACAAATGCTGCTAAGCCAGTATTACGGAAGTCACCTTACGCGGGAATGATGTTTAACGGGCAGGGAAGACCAATTAACCCGAATGGGTATGCTTCAACTATAGCTGCTTCTATGGGGGGGAATAGGACACCAATTATTGATGAAGAACACCTTTATGATGGCTCAACAAGTTATGTTGAGACTTATCATAATCATCTAATGAATGGTGGTGAGCCAAAAGATATGCACGATGTACCTAGTCGTTTACGTCGACTAACGATAGATGAGGCTCTTTTGATTCAAACATTCCCGAGTAATTATGTCTTTGTGGGGAAAAATTCGTCAATTTGGCGTCAGATAGGGAATGCTGTGCCTTGTAAATTGGCGCAGGCTGTTGCTGCAGGGGTTTTGGATGTCCTTACTGGTAAAACTATTAATGTTCAAAAGAGTCAAACAGAGTTGAGTTTGAATTCGTAAAACGGATCACATTTTCAAACCGATGGATGCAGAATTTAACATTGCTGCATGAGTTTGCATCTTGAAATCATAAGCTGTACTGCTTGGCTTGACCAGAATTGATGTGGGTAAGAAGTGGTTATGCACCCGCATTAAAACCGCCCCATTAAGCGGGCGGGCGAGGCGGGGAAAGCACTGCGCGCTGGCGGTGGTGCTGATTTTATTTTTTCAGCGTCTGAGCGCGTCGTGAAGGCGTTTACTTGGCCTGCCAGGGCGTCGGTGTGTCTGCGGGCTGTTTTGCGCGGTGGTGAGCGTGTGAGGGCGTGATGGCAGGTTGTAAAAAAGCCGCCCGCAGGCGGCGATGTTCAGTCGTTGTCAGTGTCCAGTGAGTAGTTTTTAAAGCGGATGACCTCCTGACCGAGCCAGCCGTTTATTTCCCGAATCCTGTCCTGTAACGGGATTAGCTCATTGCGGACAAAGACCTTTGCCACTTTCTCAATATCGCCCAGTGACCCGACGTTCTCCGGCTTGCCACCCATCAACTGAAAGGGGATGCGGTGTGCGTCCAGCAGGTCAGCGGCGCTGGCTTTTTTGATATTAAAAAAATCGTCCTTCGTCGCCACTTCACTGAGCGGGATAATTTTAATGCCGTCGGCTTTCCCCTGCGGGGCATAGAGAAACAGGTTTTTAAAGTTGTTGCGGCCTTTTGACTTCACCATGTTTTCGCGAAGCATTTCGATATCGTTGCGATCCTGCACGGCATCGGTAACGTACATGATGTATCCGGCATGTGCGCCGTTTTCGTAATACTTGCGGCGGAACAGCGTGGCCGACTCATTCAGCCAGGCAGAGTTAAGGGCGCTGAGATATTCCGGCAGACCGTACAGCTCCTGATTAATATCCGGCTCCAGCAGGTGAAACACGGAGCCGGGCGCGAAAGGTGTCGGCTCGTTAAAGGACGGCACCCACCAGTAAACATCCTCTTCCACACCACGGCGGGTATATTTTGCCGGTGAGGTTTCCAGCCTGATAACTTTACCGGTGGTGCTGTAACGCTTTTCCAGAAACGCATTACCGAACACCAGAAAATCCAGCACAAAGCGGCTGAAATCCTGCTGAGAAAGCCACGGATGCGGGATAAATGTCGAGGCCAGAATATTGCGTTTAACGTAAATCGGCGAGCTGTGATGCACGGCAGCACGCAGGCTTTTTGCCAGACCGGTAAAGCTGACCGGCGGCTCATACCATCTGCCGTTACTGATGCACTCGACGTAATCCAGAATGTCACGGCGGTCGAGTACCGGCACCGGCTCACCAAAGGTGAATGCTCCATTTTCGGGGCGCTGGCGGTCATTGTTTTTGCCACAGGTTGCGGTGTTTTCCCTTTTTTCTTGCTCATCAGTAAAACTCCAGAATGGTGGATGTCAGCGGGGTGCTGATACCGGCGGTGAGTGGCTCATTTAACAGGGCGTGCATGGTCGCCCAGGCGAGGTCGGCGTGGCTGGCTTCCTCGCTGCGGCTGGCCTCATAGGTGGCGCTGCGTCCGCTGCTGGTCATGGTCTTGCGGATAGCCATAAACGAGCTGGTGATGTCGGTGGCGCTGACGTCGTATTCCAGACAGCCACGGCGGATAACGTCTTTTGCCTTGAGCACCATTGCGGTTTTCATTTCCGGCGTGTAGCGGATGTCGCGCGCGGCAGGATAGAACGAGCGCACGAGCTGGAACACGCCGACACCGAGGCCGGTGGCATCAATACCGATGTATTCGACGTTGTATTTTTCGGTGAGTTTGCGGATGGATTCCGCCTGGGTGGCAAAGTCCATGCCTTTCCACTGGTGACGCTCAAGTATTCTGAATTTGCCACCGGCAACCACCGGCGGTGCCAGTACCACGCATCCGGCGCTGTCGCCACGGTGTGACGGGTCGTAACCAATCCAGACCGGGCGTGAGCCGAACGGATTGGCGGCAAACGGCGCATAGTCTTCCCATTCTTCCAGCGTGTCGACCATGCAGCGTTGCAACTCCTCGAACGGGAACACCGACGCCTTGTCGTCAACAAATTCACACATGAACAGGTTTTTAAAATCGTCGGCGCTGTTTTCGCGTTTGAGCTGCTCAATGTCGAACAGCGTGCAGCCGCCTTTCAGGGCGTCCTCAATGGTGACAATCTGCCGCCACTGGCCGTCCGCACAGAGAAGACCTCCGGCAAGTGCGTTATGACTGACGTCGATTTCCACGCGTTCAGCGGCGCTGGCGCGTCCCCGGTTAAACAGTTCACCCGACCAGAACGGGTAGGCGTCGTGCGCCAGCGTGGACGGGGTGGAGAAATAGGTCGAACGCAGGTGACTCTGTGAGGCCATACCTGATGCCACCTTACGCAGTACCTGAAAATTCGGGATCCAGAAAATCTCATCGACGTACAGGTCGCCGTTATGGCTCTGCGCGGTGTTGGAGTTGGTGCCGAGAAAAATCAGTTTTGCGCCGTTATTGCCCAGGACAATCGGGTCACCGGTCAGGTCAACGTCAACCAGACGGGCAAAGGCGATGATGTATTCGCGGAACACATACGCCTGCGTTTTACTGGCCGACAGAAAAATCTGGTTATGGCCGGTTTTCAGGGCGCGCAGCAGCGCCTCGCGGGAAAAATAAAACGTTGCGCCAATCTGGCGGGATTTCAGGATATCGCGGATGCGGTGCTCAAGCCCGGCGCGATACCAGTGCAACTGATATTCGAAAGACTGCTCAAAGAAAATCTGCTCCAGCTTTTCGATGGCTTCGTCGCTGAAAAAATTCTTTTTCGGTTTGCGGCGCCCGCCTTTGTTGCGGTTAGCGACGTTCGGATTAAGGTCTGCCTCGTTGCCGGTCTGACTGTAGCGGTTGACCCGCGCCAGCCGTTCAATCTGGCGTCCCAGCAGGTCAATTTCCTTGAAGTCACCGCCGGTTTTCTGCGGTTTGATGATGAGCTGGGTCAGCCGCGCTTCCAGACTCATTTCGACACGGCTGATGGGGGCAACGCTGTCCCAGCCGTCGCGCTGTTTCCAGCTCTGCACCGTCGGGCGTTTCATCTGCAACATGGCGGCAATCTGCGGCACGGAAAACCCCTGCCAGTACAGCAGCGCCGCCTGACGACGCGGGTCGTGTAAAAGAGTGGTGTCTGTGGTGATGGTCATGAATACCTCGCCGTGATGAATACACGGCAAGGCTACTGAGTCGCGCCCCGCGATTCGCTAAGGTGCTGTTGTGTCAGTGATAAGCCATCCGGGACTGATGGCGGAGGATGCGTATCGTCGGGAAACTGATGCCGACATGTGACTCCTCTAATCACTATTCAGGACTCCTGACAATGGCAAAAAAAGTCTCAAAATTCTTTCGTATCGGCGTTGAGGGTGACACCTGTGACGGGCGTGTCATCAGTGCGCAGGATATTCAGGAAATGGCCGAAACCTTTGACCCGCGTGTCTATGGTTGCCGCATTAACCTGGAACATCTGCGCGGCATCCTGCCTGACGGTATTTTTAAACGTTATGGCGATGTGGCAGAACTGAAGGCCGAAAAGATTGACGATGATTCGGCGCTGAAAGGCAAATGGGCGCTGTTTGCGAAAATCACCCCGACCGATGACCTTATCGCGATGAACAAGGCCGCGCAGAAGGTCTACACCTCAATGGAAATTCAGCCGAACTTTGCCAACACCGGCAAATGTTATCTGGTGGGGCTGGCCGTCACCGATGACCCGGCAAGCCTCGGTACGGAATACCTGGAATTCTGCCGCACGGCAAAACACAACCCTCTGAACCGCTTCAAATTAAGCCCTGAAAACCTGATTTCAGTGGCAACGCCCGTTGAGCTGGAATTTGAAGACCTGCCTGAAACCGTGTTCACCGCCCTGACCGAAAAGGTGAAATCCATTTTTGGCCGCAAACAGGCCAGCGATGACGCCCGTCTGAATGACGTGCATGAAGCGGTGACCGCTGTTGCTGAACATGTGCAGGAAAAACTGAGCGCCACTGAGCAGCGCCTCGCTGAGATGGAAACTGCCTTTTCCGCTCTTAAGCAGGAGGTGACTGACAGGGCGGATGAAACCAGCCAGGCATTCAGCCGCCTGAAAAACAGTCTCGACAACACCGAAAGTCTGACCCAGCAGCGCCGCAGCAAGGCCACCGGCGGTGGCGGTGACGCCCTGATGACGAACTGCTGACCGGCGTCAGCCAGTCCGGGAAAACCTTCACGATTAACCCTTAATTTCAGGAAAAACTATGCGCCAGGAAACCCGCTTTAAATTTAATGCCTACCTGTCCCGTGTTGCCGAACTGAACGGCATCGACGCCGGTGATGTGTCGAAAAAATTCACCGTTGAACCGTCGGTCACCCAGACCCTGATGAACACCATGCAGGAGTCCTCTGACTTTCTGACCCGCATCAACATTGTGCCGGTCAGCGAAATGAAAGGGGAAAAAATTGGTATTGGTGTCACCGGCTCCATCGCCAGCACCACCGACACCGCCGGTGGCACCGAGCGTCAGCCGAAGGACTTCTCGAAGCTGGCGTCCAGTAAGTACGAATGCGACCAGATTAACTTCGATTTTTATATCCGCTACAAAACGCTGGACCTGTGGGCGCGTTATCAGGATTTCCAGCTCCGTATCCGTAACGCCATTATCAAACGCCAGTCCCTTGATTTCATCATGGCCGGTTTTAACGGCGTGAAGCGTGCCGAAACCTCTGACCGCAACAGCAATCCGATGTTGCAGGATGTGGCGGTCGGCTGGCTGCAGAAATACCGCAATGAAGCCCCGGCGCGCGTGATGAGCAAGGTCACTGACGAGGAAGGCCGCACCACCTCTGAGGTTATCCGCGTGGGTAAGGGCGGTGATTATGCCAGCTTGATGCACTGGTGATGGATGCGACCAACAACCTGATTGAGCCGTGGTATCAGGAAGACCCTGACCTTGTGGTGATTGTGGGGCGTCAGTTACTGGCGGACAAGTATTTCCCCATCGTTAACAAGGAGCAGGACAACAGCGAAATGCTGGCCGCTGACGTCATCATCAGCCAGAAACGCATCGGTAACCTGCCGGCGGTACGCGTCCCGTACTTCCCGGCGGATGCGATGCTCATCACGAAGCTGGAAAACCTGTCCATCTACTACATGGATGACAGTCATCGCCGCGTGATTGAGGAAAACCCGAAACTTGACCGCGTGGAGAACTACGAGTCAATGAACATTGATTACGTGGTGGAAGACTACGCCGCCGGTTGTCTGGTGGAAAAAATTAAGGTCGGTGATTTCTCCACACTGGCTAAAGCGACCGCAGAGCCGGGAGCGTAACCGATGACGAGTCCCGCACAGCGCCACATGATGCGGGTCTCGGCAGCGATGACCGCGCAGCGGGAAGCCGCCCCGCTGCGACATGCAACTGTCTATGAGCAGATGCTGGTTAAGCTCGCCGCAGACCAGCGCACACTGAAAGCGATTTATTCAAAAGAGCTGAAGGCCGCGAAAAAACGCGAACTGCTGCCGTTCTGGTTGCCGTGGGTGAACGGCGTGCTGGAGCAGGGCAAAGGTGCACAGGATGACATTCTGATGACGGTCATGCTGTGGCGTCTGGATACCGGCGATATTGCCGGTGCGCTGGAGATTGCCCGTTACGCCCTGAAGTACGGCCTGACCATGCCGGGTAAACACCGCCGCACCCCGCCGTACATGTTCACCGAGGAGGTGGCGCTCGCGGCCATGCGCGCTCACGCTGCCGGTGAGTCTGTGGATCCCCGCCTGCTGACGGACACCCTCGAACTGACCGCCACGGCTGACATGCCTGATGAAGTGCGCGCAAAGCTGCACAAAATCACCGGTCTGTTTCTGCGTGACGCTGGTGATGCCGCAGGTGCGCTGGCGCACCTGCAACGTGCGACACAGCTCGACTGTCAGGCAGGCGTCAAAAAAGAGATTGAACGACTGGAGCGGGAGCTGAAACCGAAGCCGGAGCCGCAGCCCAAAGCGGCCACCCGCGCCCCGCGTAAGACCCGGAGCGTGACACCGGCAAAACGTGGACGCCCGAAAAAGAAAGCCAGTTAACAACCGAATGCGCCCCGCGCCAGGGCGGCACGCCGGTCAGTGAGGGTGAATCACCTGACGCTGTACCGGCGTCCACCGCCCGACTTTTCAGAGGTAGTCATGATGACGCTGATTATTCCGCGAAAGGAGGCTCCCGTGTCCGGTGAGGGTACGGTGGTCATCCCGCAACCGGCAGGCGACGAGCCGGTGATTAAAAACACGTTCTTTTTTCCCGATATCGACCCGAAGCGCGTCCGGGAACGTATGCGACTTGAGCAGACCGTCGCCCCCGCCCGTCTGCGTGAGGCCATCAAGTCAGGCATGGCGGAGACGAATGCGGAGCTGTACGAGTACCGCGAACAGAAAATTGCTGCCGGTTTTACGCGTCTGGCGGACGTTCCGGCGGACGACATCGACGGTGAAAGTATCAAAGTTTTTTACTACGAGCGCGCCGTGTGTGCGATGGCGACCGCGTCGCTTTATGAGCGTTATCGCGGCGTGGATGCCAGTGCGAAAGGGGACAAGAAGGCCGACAGCATTGACAGCACCATTGATGAGTTGTGGCGGGATATGCGCTGGGCAGTGGCGCGCATCCAGGACAAGCCGCGCTGCATCGTGAGTCAAATCTGATGAAGACCTTTGCGCTACAGGGCGACACGCTCGACGCCATTTGTGTCCGGTATTACGGGCGCACTGAGGGCGTGGTCGAGGCCGTGCTCGCCGCAAATCCGGGACTGGCTGAACTGGGTGCGGTGCTGCCGCACGGCACCGCCGTCGAACTGCCCGACGTTCAGACCGCGCCCGTGGCTGAAACTGTCAATCTGTGGGAGTAACGCATGACAGCAGAAGAAAAAAGCGTCCTGTCGCTTTTCATGATTGGGGTGCTGATTGTTGTCGGCAAGGTGCTTGCCGGTGGTGAATCCATCACCCCGCGTCTGTTTATCGGGCGCATGTTACTCGGTGGTTTTGTCTCGATGGTTGCCGGTGTTGTTCTGGTGCAGTTTCCTGACCTGTCACTGCCTGCGGTGTGCGGCATCGGCTCCATGCTGGGTATCGCCGGTTATCAGGTGATTGAGATTGCCATTCAGCGCCGCTTTAAGGGCAGGGGGAAACCGTAATGCCGGTTATTAACACGCATCAGAATATCGCCGCCTTTCTCGACATGCTGGCCGTGTCCGAAGGGACGGCAAACCATCCGCTGACGAAAAACCGGGGCTATGACGTGATAGTCACCGGACTGGACGGGAAGCCGGAAATTTTCACCGACTACAGTGACCACCCGTTCGCACATGGCCGACCGGCGAAGGTGTTTAACCGTCGCGGTGAAAAATCCACGGCCTCCGGTCGCTATCAGCAGCTTTACCTGTTCTGGCCGCATTACCGCAAACAGCTTGCCCTGCCGGATTTCAGTCCGTTGTCACAGGACAGACTTGCCATTCAGTTGATCCGCGAACGCGGTGCACTGGATGACATCCGGGCGGGACGCATTGAGCGCGCCATTTCACGCTGTCGCAATATCTGGGCGTCCCTGCCGGGTGCCGGTTACGGTCAGCGTGAGCATTCACTGGAAAAACTGGTCACCGTCTGGCGTACCGCTGGCGGCGTACCGGCTTAAACGGAGTAAACACCATGAAGAAATTATCCCTTTCACTGATGCTGAACGTGTCGCTGGCGCTGATGCTGGCACTGTCCCTGATTTACCCGCAGAGCGTGGCCGTCAGTTTTGTCGCTGTCTGGGCGATTCTGGCGACGGTTATCTGTGTGGTTGCCGGTGGTGTCGGCGTGTATGCCACAGAGTATGTACTGGAACGCTACGGGCGGGAGCTGCCGCCGGAATCGCTGGCCGTGAAGATTGTCGCATCGCTGTTTTTGCAGCCGGTGCCGTGGCGCAGACGGGCAGTGGCTCTGGTGGTGATGGTGACGACGTTTATCTCGCTGGTCGCTGCCGGGTGGATTTTTACCGCGCTGATTTATCTCGTGGCGTCGCTGTTCTTCCGGCTGATACGTACGGCCTGCCGTCAGCGTTTTGAGGGGCGGGAACCATGTCAAAGCTGATGACTGTGCTGGTCGTGTTGTTATCGCTGGCGGTGGCGGGGCTGTTTCTGGCGAAGCATGAAAACGCCAGCCTGCGCGCCTCGCTGGACAGGGCGAACAACGTCGCCAGTGAACAGCAGACGACCATCACCATGCTGAAAAACCAGCTTCATGTTGCACTCACCAGGGCAGATAAAAACGAGCTGGCGCAGGTGGCACTGCGTCAGGAACTGGAAAACGCCGCGAAGCGTGAAGCACAGCGCGAGAAAACCATCACGAGGTTACTTAATGAAAACGAAGATTTTCGCCGCTGGTACGGTGCTGACCTGCCTGATGCTGTGCGCCGGTTGCACCAGCGCCCGGCCTGCGCCGACGCCAGTGATTGTCCACAACGCCTGCCCGAAAGTGAGTCTTTGCCCGATGCCGGGCAGTGACCCGGAGACGAACGGCGATTTAAGTGCCGATATCCGGCAGCTTGAGAACGCGCTGGCACGCTGTGCCAGCCAGGTAAAAATGATTAAACACTGTCAGGATGAAAACTATGCTCAAACCCGACAGCCTGCGCAGGGCGCTGACTGATGCCGTCACGGTGCTGAAAACCAGTCCCGAGATGCTGCGGATATTCGTGGATAACGGGAGTATTGCCTCCACACTGGCGACGTCGTTGTCATTCGAAAAGCGTTACACGCTCAATGTCATTGTGACCGACTTTACCGGTGATTTTGACCTGCTCATTGTGCCGGTGCTGGCGTGGCTGCGGGAAAATCAGCCCGACATCATGACCACCGACGCAGGCCAGAAAAAGGGCTTCACATTTTATGCAGACATCAACAATGACAGCAGCTTTGATATCAGTATCAGCCTGATGCTGACCGAGCGCACGCTGGTCAGTGAGGTGGACGGCGCGCTGCATGTGAAGAATATCCCGGAACCTCCGCCGCCGGAGCCGGTCACCCGCCCGATGGAGCTGTATATCAATGGCGAACTGGTGAGCAAGTGGGATGAATGAGTTTAAGCGTTTTGAAGACCGGCTGACCGGACTGATTGAATCGCTGTCACCGTCAGGGCGTCGGCGACTGGCGGTAGATATTGCGAAGAAGCTGCGCCAGCGCCAGCAGCAGCGAATTAAATTACAAAAAGCCCCGGATGGTACGCCGTATGTACCGAGAAAAAACCAACCAGTACGAAATAAGAAAGGCCGGATAAAGCGGGAAATGTTTGTGAAATTACGCACTAACCGGTTTATGAAAGCAACAGGTAGCGAGAGTGCGGCGGTGGTGGCGTTTGCCAGCGGAGTACAACGAATTGCGCGAGTACATCAATTAGGGCTTAGGGATAAGCCGGGGCGTAATAGTGCTGTGGTGGAATATCCTGTTCGCGAGTTATTTGGTTTTGACAAGGAATCTATACAATTGATAGAAAGGGAGTTATTAGTGATTCTATCGAAAGATGTTATATGAGACGGGTGTTTGTGGATAAAAAGTTTTCCATTTTGAGAAAAAGAGTAAAGCATTCTCAAAAGAAAGTTATGGATTGTATTATTGCTGACCATAATGCTGATATATGTGTGTTATGCGGGAGTTCTGACGATATTACTCGTGAGCACATTATTCCTCAGTGGGCCTTTGAGTCAAATGCTGAAAAATCTTTAATTAATAAAAAGAATAATCAGTCAACTCATTACATTAAAGCCACTGTACCAGCATGCAGAGTGTGCAATTCTGATTTGCTGGGAGTGTTTGAGTATACCTGAAGAAATTTCTTACGGAAAAGAGGGGAGAGGAGTTAACAGATTATGAGTATGATTGCATCATATGGTGGTTGCAATACATGGGTTTTAAGTTGCAATTAATGGATTTGCGGAACCGCTTTCTCAGGTATAAAGGTGGTGATTATATCCCGTTCCTTGCAAACTTTCCGGTTGCAATGTTTTGGGGGAATGTCGATACGACGCCGGGGGATGTCTTCAGGATTATACGAAAATCGCGACGCAATCTGATGTCGAAATGGAAGGATAAAAAACATAATTCTTTGATGGTTTTTGAAACATCAAACAAGAGTTTTCATTTCTTTCATAAGGTTGATGAATTTATTTTTATTGAAATGCCTCAGGTTAAGAAGGCGTTTTTCTTCTTTTTTAATAAAGAATTTGACAGCCATGATTTAGCTCATGAGGAGTGTATGAAGATTATAGAGAAGTGCTACAACTAATATTTATTATGTTGTATCACAGCTGACAGAATCCTCCATGATTGCTGCTGGTATCGTCCAGCGGCATCCTTCCCGTTATGAACACTCTCGCAAATATTCAGGAACTCGCGCGCGCACTGCGCAATATGATTCGCACCGGCATTATCGTCGAAACCGACCTTAACGCCGGTCGCTGCCGTGTGCAGACCGGCGGCATGTGCACCGACTGGTTGCAGTGGCTGACTCATCGTGCTGGGCGTTCGCGCACATGGTGGGCACCTTCCGTGGGGGAACAGGTGCTGATTCTGTCCGTGGGCGGCGAACTCGACACGGCGTTTGTTCTGCCGGGGATTTATTCCGGCGATAACCCTGCGCCGTCTGCGTCGGCGGATGCCCTGCATATCCGTTTCCCTGACGGGGCGGTGATTGAGTATGAACCCGAAACCAGTGCACTCACGGTAAGCGGAATTAAAACGGCCAGCGTGACGGCTTCTGATTCTGTTACTGCCACGGTGCCGGTGGTCATGGTGAAAGCATCAACCGCGTCACTCTGGACACGCCGGAGGTGGTCTGCACAAACAGGCTGATCACCGGCACGCTGGAAGTGCAGAAGGGCGGGACGATGCGCGGCAACATTGAACACACCGGCGGTGAACTCTCATCAAACGGGAAGGTACTGCATACCCATAAACACCCCGGCGACAGCGGCGGCACAACCGGGAGTCCTCTATGACAGCGCGTTATCTCGGAATGAATCGCAGTGATGGCCTGACTGTCTCTGACCTTGAGCATATCAGCCAGAGTATCGGCGATATCCTGCGCACGCCGGTCGGCTCACGGGTGATGCGTCGTGATTACGGCTCGTTGCTGGCGTCAATGATTGACCAACCGCAGACCCCGGCGCTTGAGTTGCAGATTAAGGTCGCCTGTTACATGGCGGTGCTGAAATGGGAACCCCGCGTCACCCTGTCATCCGTCACTACGGCGCGCAGTTTTGACGGGCGAATGACGGTCACGTTAACCGGCCAGCACAACGACACCGGCCAGCCACTTTCGTTAACCATCCCTGTGAGTTGAAACCATGCCGATTATCGACCTGAACCAGCTACCCGCACCGGATGTGGTCGAGGAGCTGGACTTTGAAACCATTCTCGCTGAACGCAAGGCGACACTGATTTCCCTTTACCCGGAAGACCAGCAGGAGGCGGTCGCCCGTACCCTGACGCTGGAATCCGAGCCTCTCGTCAAACTGCTGGAGGAAAATGCTTATCGTGAGCTTATCTGGCGTCAGCGTGTGAATGAGGCCGCACGGGCGGTGATGCTGGCCTGTGCCGCCGGTAATGACCTTGATGTTATTGGTGCCAATTACAACACCACGCGCCTGATTATCACCCCGGCAGATGATTCGACCATCCCGCCGACACCGGCAGTAATGGAATCTGACACGGATTATCGTCTGCGTATTCAGCAGGCGTTTGAAGGTTTAAGCGTCGCCGGGTCGGTGGGTGCCTATCAGTATCATGGCCGCAGTGCTGACGGGCGTGTCGCGGATATCTCTGTCACCAGTCCGTCTCCGGCCTGTGTCACCATCTCTGTGCTGTCACGTGAAAATAACGGTGTCGCTTCCGAAGACTTGCTGGCGGTGGTGCGTAACGCCCTTAATGGCGAGGACGTCAGGCCGGTGGCCGACCGCGTGACCGTGCAGTCTGCCGCCATTGTTGAATATCAGATAAACGCCACGCTTTACCTTTACCCTGGTCCCGAAAGCGAACCCATCCGCGCTGCTGCCGTGAAAAAACTGGAAGCGTATATCACGGCACAGCACCGGCTGGGGCGCGACATCCGTCTGTCTGCCATTTATGCCGCTTTGCATGTGGAGGGCGTGCAGCGTGTCGAGCTGGCCGCACCACTGGCCGACATCGTGCTCAACAGTACGCAGGCGTCTTTCTGTACCGAATACCGCGTCGTGACCGGAGGCTCGGATGAGTGATTCGCGCCTGCTGCCGACCGGCTCATCACCGCTTGAAATTGCTGCCGCGAAAGCCTGTGCGGAAATTGAAAAAACGCCGGTCAGTATTCGTGAGCTGTGGAACCCGGACACCTGCCCGGCAAATCTGCTGCCGTGGCTGGCGTGGGCCTTTTCGGTCGACAGGTGGGATGAAAAGTGGCCGGAAGCGACAAAACGCGCCGTTATCCGCGATGCCTATTTCATCCACTGTCATAAGGGTACTGTCGGCGCAATCCGGCGTGTTGTGGAGCCGCTCGGCTATCTGATTGAAGTGAGGGAGTGGTGGCAGCTCAACGAGGAGCCGGGGACGTTCCGTATCGTTGTTGGCGTGCTTGAGCAGGGTATTACCGAAGAAATGTATCTGGAGCTGGAACGTCTCGTTGCTGATGCAAAACCGGCGAGCCGCCATCTGACGGGACTGGCTATCAGTTTAAGTACAACCGGCAACATTTTTGCCGGAACGGGATGCTATCACGGTGACGCCCTGATGGTTTATCCCTACACCCCGGAGGCCATTATTGTCGGAGGGGATTATTTCCCGGCCTCGGTCATTCATTTAATTGATAACCTGAGAGTAAACGCATGACAGTGAAATACTACGCCATTCTGACTAATCAGGGCGCAGCACGACTGGCTAACGCGACGATGCTCGGCAGTAAGCTGAATCTGACGCAAATGGCCGTTGGTGATGCGAATGGTGTATTACCGACACCAGACCCGGCACAGACAAAACTGATTAACCAGAAACGCATTGCACCGCTGAATCTTCTGAGTGTTGACCCTAACAATCAGAGCCAGATTATTGCGGAGCAAATTATCCCTGAAAACGAGGGAGGATTCTGGATCCGTGAGATTGGGCTTTATGATGATGAAGGCGTACTCATTGCGGTGGCGAACTGCCCGGAAACGTACAAACCGCAGTTGCAGGAAGGCAGTGGTCGTACCCAGACTATCCGCATGATTCTGGTTGTCTCGAATACCGAAGCCATCACGCTGAAAATCGACCCGTCGGTGGTACTGGCGACCCGTAAATATGTGGATGACAAAATCTCAGAACACGAACAGTCACGACGACACCCGGATGCATCGCTGACCGCAAAAGGTTTTACTCAGTTAAGCAGCGCAACCAACAGCACGTCTGAAACACTGGCCGCAACGCTGAGAGCGGTAAAGGTCGCGTATGATCTTGCTAACGGGAAATATACTGCACAGGACGCGACCACAGC